TAGAGCCTAGCTCAGTCCAATTGGTATTGCTTGCCCAACCAACTATATCTGTCCCAGTGTATTGGTAGGTAGTACCTGCATCAGTGCCGTTGGACACAACCGCCAGATAGCCCAAGCAACGTTGGTTAGCGTTCAGCGATTGAGCTTCGGTTAAAGTGTCAAAAAACCCGATACCCTTGACATTATTGTTGTTTAGGTCAATAAGGTTATGAGTAGAACCTTCAGGGGTACTGAGGTCTGTAGGAAAAAATACAGGCATTAGACGAATGCAATTGGGTTTTGGTTAACGATGGCGTTAGTGTTATTCCACGCCCAAATCTGATACGGAACTGCATTGGCTCCAGGGTCGTCAATTAACCCATAACCAGCGCTAGACATGTCTAGGGTATAGGTACCTAAGTCTGTAATGTCTCCACCTCCTGGAGTGCCTCCAACGGTATAAGCAACAGTACTGGGCGCTGCTCCTGATGCGGCTGGAACAAACCAATAGTGCTTTACAGTCTGACCTACCCAATTAGCTTCAGCGTTGAGCCAATCGATACCAGTGTAGTCACCTAAAGCATTGACTTTGGTTACCGTACTAATTTTAGCCGGAGCAAAAATAGCTGGTGCAGCTGCCGGAGCAGTTAGCAACGTCGCTTGAAACACTGTAAAAGGAAACCCGCCAGAAGAAACATCGTCGTTGACATTTACCAAAAAGCAAGGCAAGGTGTGATACAGCTTTGCACTGGCAGTAAGGTTTTCACCACTATCGGTAGGCACAGTAAGGTCGATTTGTTGAGTTTTGTATACGTGATCGTATGCATGAGCCAAGTTGGACGTAGACTTACCAAACGTCTTATTAGTAGCATCGTGAGTATTGGCCCCAGCCGACACAGCAATAGACGTTTCTGAAGAGTTATCGTCGTACGACAACGTAGCGGTATTAGATCCAATCACACCTGCGTCATCTGACACAGTAAACGCAATCTCATCAAGCGTAATCTCAACTCCTGCTGCGTATGCATTGGTTTGGCCTGTACCAATCTCAACTCCAGCTGCATCGTACAGCTTGAAATTGCCGAGAGACAACGTTGTCGAACCGCTACCGCTAAGCAATGCAATAAGCACCTCTTGCAGTGGAGTGCCTTTTGCAAAAACTTGAGCGTCAGCTATCCCGCCAACACCCCCGTCTACAGTGCAAGTCAACTCTTCAGTCAGCTCGCCTTCTGCACCCGATAGCTGATCTAAAAACTCCGCTAGTTTAGGTTCGTTGCGTACTGAAATGGTACGCCCTTTGTGGTCGGTAAATTTACCGTGTCGTCTGGCCATGATAGATCAATTAAAAGCCTGAAGCTTGGCTTTGATGTTTTGAAGCGTACCGCTGTTGCGCTTCAGCTTAAGGAAGCGTACAGCCTGCTCCTGGTCTTCTCCCAACACTTCGTCACCGAACATGTAGGTATTGCCAGCCTTGCTTAAGACACTGACGTCTAAACACTCATTGATGAGTGCAATGAATTCCAAGTTCTTGTCCTCGCACACGCGAATGAACTCTGCAGGATCTTGATCGGTGAACGTTTCTAAGAGCAGTTCTTTCTGATCCCGCGTCTTGCCTGCAATACGCTGCCCATAGGCCTGCAAGACTTGGTCCATCTTCTTTTCTTCTTCACACACCAGAATCAATGCCTTGTAAGCATCCTTCCGCTGACGAGTTTCCGCAACACGGATCTTCTCGTCTTTAGCAGGGTCGAAGAAGTAATACCGGGATCCAAGCCCCATGTTGTCTTCGTCTTCTGCCACATGTGGATGGTTAGCAGCAAACCGAAACTTGACATAGTCCATAGGAGAATTGGGCTCTCCGTTTTCTGCTACGGATACATCCAACTCGACTCCTGACTGGGGAACTTCAATGCTCATCTCTGCATAAAAGCGACGAACTGCATTAGACCACCCTGGGTCGTTAGAGCTCATTCCAATGATTGAGGGAAGAATGCGTGATTGCTCGTCCAGGCTTAATCCTTTTACCAGGTTGCCATTCTTATCAAACACGCTGCCTACACGCCGCTTGGCTTCTACATAGACATCATCGGGAAGGTTTGTAGTGTTCTCCCGGCGGAACAGATAAACGATTTTTTCGCTCATTACTTTAAGTTGTGTTGAGGGGGTTCTGTAAAATTTTTAGGGCGAGGCTTTTGTGCCTTTTGCCCTTTGACACGTTGTCCGCGTCCTAGTGCGTCAAAGCTCATTCCTAAGCATACCTGTGACATGTTGCGTTTTTCACAACGATGACCATTAAACACAGGCTTGCGCTTAGACTTCACTTTTTTCCGTACCGTTTTTTAATGCTTTTCAGCACTCCGGCAGCTCCACCTTTCCCGTATTTGGGTACGGGCTTTTTCTTTAGTTTGGAAGCCGTCTTTTTTTTCGCGGGCATCTTTTTTTTCATGATAATTCAACATTTCCACCTTCGTCTAGCTTGACGAATACGTGAGTTTGGATTATTCCTGGTTTTTGCACTGCTTCGCTTAAGCTGCCCTAAGGAGCGTGAACAGTATGATTTGCGGCGTTTAGCAGCTTTAGATCCTTTCTTAACCTTACCAGTTACAGCGGTTTTGAGCTTAGATCCAGGGTTGGCTTTACGATACGCTTTGACTCCTTTTCGAGTCATTCCCGCTCCACTTTTAGTAGATCGGTAATTAGCTCTTTTACCTTTTGTTGTCCTACGAATAGATTTTTCGCGACGTTTTGCAGGCATTTGTGTTATCGTTTTTTGCCAGTTTTTCTTTTGTTCTTTTTTGCTGTTTTAGCCGACCTCTTGAAAGCTGCGTTAGTCGGTGCTCCTTTACTCCCTTTTTTTCGCATAGTCTCGCCAGATCCAGCTTTAATTCTTTTGCGCTTAGCGTGGATATTGGCATACAGTCCTTTTCCTGCCATGATGTAGAGAGATTTAGAGATAAAGGGGGAGAGTCGAAACCCTCCCCCCAATCCCAAGCGGATTAGCTACGGATGCACTCCAGGTGCAGGCAGTTCGTAGCACGACGGATGCTGATACCGCACTCCTTCAGGAAGTGCACAGCGGATCCATCCACGTCAGTGGCGCGAAGCGCATTTCCACCGAATCCCGGAGGCACAGTGGCTCCAGCCACGGCCCAACGAACCAATTCGCGGTTCTTCCGGGTGATCATGCTCACGTTGTTCTCTCCATCGTACACACTCATGTCGAGGAAGATCATCCGGTAGCTCTCCAGTGGGAGACCAGTAACCGGGTGACGCTCGCTAGCAAGAGCACGTGCACCGTGGTCGAACAAGGGCAAGTGACGCACAGTGATGGTGTGTCCATCGATGTGCTGGTACTGAGTGAAGAAACCACCAAGAGAGAGGTTCCGTCCGCTTCCTCCGATGAAGGAACCTGGATCGGTGTTCTTGATGTAGCTGTTGTTGTTCAGCTCGTCCTTCATAGCGTTGTCGAACTCCTCCATTCCACCGAGGCCGGTGAAGAGAACGATGTTCATCTGAGCAGCGTCAGAAGCACCGTAGAGAGCGTCACGAACGACACCTTTCAGTTTGGCAGCAGTCAACGTAGAGTACGTGTCCACGTTCGGGATCTGCTCGATCACACCGCTTCCGAGAGGAATGGCCTTACCATTCTCATCACGAAGGTGGATCAAACCGTTCTCATCCCGGTTGTAACGAGAGTACCACAGCGCGAGCTCGGTCTCCTCCTTCCAACGCAACATGTGCTGGTACTCCTCGAAGTCATACCAGAGGTTGGTCGTGCGACCACCAACGTTGAACTCGAAGTTCACCACTCGGTCAATCATGTTGCCCTCATAGCGGTAAGACTTACGGATCAAGCTGATCTGGTTGCGCATTTTGGATGGAGCGACCCAGTTGCTCTCGTTGCCACGGCTTCCGGAGAAGGCGTTAGCTGCAAAGAGCTGAACTGCGAGGACACCGTCCAAAGCAGTACTACTAACAGAAGCAGAGCTATCGCTGCTGACCAATTCGCAAGCATACATCCAACCACCACCGGCTTGAACTGGATCTCCAGTCAAACGAATTTGGGTGTTGGCGGCGTTGCCGAACTCAACGATGTAGTTCTTCACGAACCAGCGATCAGCAAACGTCACTGTACCACCAGAAACAGTGATTGTAGTGTTCGTTACGCAAGGAACGCTCTTGTTCATGCGACCCATCACTGGGTAGTCATACTCAACATCATTGATGTACTTGACGTTGCCCATACCCTCGGTGAGGAAGGAAAGTGGGAAACGCTTGTCTTCACGACCAGAGAGGTGCGTGATCACAGGAGACAGGACGTCCGGCTGTGTAAGGAGAGCATTGGCCAACGAGTTTTCGTCGGTCATGCCATCGGAGTTAAACGTGTCTTCGTATAAACGAAGCTTTTTCAGATTGTCAGACATGGTTGTTCAGATTGTTAGGTTATAGCAAGTCCCTGAGTGACGGCAAAGGGGCAGCTTTGGTTACAGTCGACTTGCTACGAGACTTCATCCTAGTCGAAGCGGATGGAGCACTCTGGAGTCTATTCTTTAGACTCTGGGTGTTTTTTGTTTTCGCTACGTTCCGCGAAAGCTTCGAAAGGTCGAAGCCTTGGTAGATCAGATATTCTAGTGCTAACGCAGTCTCAGTATCCAATTCGGTTCTATCGAGATCACGTTGTGTAGCACCGGTTTGATCTACCGGTAATGTCATCCAGTTATAAAACTGTTTGCGTTGCTTGGTTGGAATCTGCAATCCTTTGAGCTGTCCGGTCTGGACAGTGTCGGACACTTGTTTCCAATAAGCATCTGCTTGTGCGCGTTGTTCTTGTGCTTGACGCTCTTGATCTTGGAGCATCTGTTCTTTGCGGCTAGTCTGATTGCGTTGCAAGTGAGACAAGTAGACTTCGGCGTTGTCTTTAAGGATGCCAGCATCCTCATAAGAGTCCATCATCTTGGTGATTTCTTCGTCACCAAAACCCTGGCTACGCATGCCATCTTGAACTACACGCCGTTGTACAGCTGTGTTGTCGTCAATGGTCATGGACCCGTAGTCCATTTCCGCTTGTTGTGCCTGGAAATACTTTAAAGGATCTCCGTTGTTGGCACGGTATTGAAAGTACTCTCGTACGTCAGGATACTGATTGAAGATTTCTCCAAGTTGCTCTTCAGCAATCTTGCCTGCTACAGCAGAAGTGTATTGCGTTAGACCATCATAGTCATCGGCAAACTCTCCTTCTATCTCATAACCAAGCCGCTGAGACAGGGTTTGGATAACCCCTGGCTCTTCTTCCGCATCTTGGGCGGGTGCCGCGACTGGTTCTTGCTCTGGTTCTTCCGGCGCATCTACCGGTTCTTCAACTTCAGAAATAGTCTCCACTGCTTCTTCGGGGGCTGCAGCTTCAACTTCTTTTTCAGTTGATTCTTTCGTTTCGGGTTCTTGGGATTCTTCTGTTGCTTCAGAAGCAACTTGAGGCGCTGGGGCGGAATCATTAAGCCAGTCAACACCTTTTAGGCTGTCTAAGCCTAACTCTTTGTTTTCTGCCATCGTATTGAATGTAGGTTATATGGAATATTATTCCAAGAAGATTCGGTACCGTTATTAGTTATCGGTTTTTCCGTCGTTATCGTGGTCTGTATCCTTTGCGCTTGCTTGGATCTCAGCCACTTGGATCTTGGTTTGGCGATCCCGTTCCTTCTGCTCAGCATCGTGTTGCTGTTCTATCTGAATTTTTTGCATATCCAGATCTTGCTTTGCTTGCTCGGTTTGCATTTGCTGCTCCCCAGCTGCTTTAGACAGCTCTGCTTGCTTCTTTTCTACCTCGCCGGCTAACTGCCTAATACGAGAGAAGTTGTCTGCGTCAAGAATGTCTGCAATGCTCTTGGGTCCAACCCCGTTTTGAGCCATGGCTTGAAGCAGACCACGCATCTGCTCCATCTTTTTATTTTCCTGAGAAGAGTTCTTAGCGAAAATGCCAAACTCACTTTCCATGTAAGTGGCCCCATCAATGTCTAACCAGGCATTGCGGAAGTCGTCAGTGATGTAATGAACCTTTTTACCCTCGCGGAAAGCATGCTTGGAAGTATCCAACAAGCCTTGCATCTCCTTCTGCTCGAACTTTTCGAACTTCCGGAAGATCTCTTCGGTAATGGCTGTACTCTGAGCAATGGCATCATTGGTTGTACCTGCTCCATCGCTAGCCATGATTTGACCTTTACGCTGCCTGGAGATACCCAGGAGCTCTTCCCACTCTTGCTTGACTGCTTCCAGCAATTGGATTTGAGCCGCCATGTACTGTCCTAAAGACATGTCCAAGACCTGGTACTGGTTGAAGGTGACCCGCTCGTTGTTTTTGCCCTCGCCAGTGGAGTCGATAAACGCAAAGCCCATCGCGTCGGCGTAGTACATAAACTTCTCTTCGTCCCAGCCGTGGCGTTTAGGGATGGTGTTCATCTCGATCAAGGCAATCTTGTCCTTGTTTTTGGCGATGGTTAACTCCAAACGGTAGTGGAAGACGTTGTACAGGATCTGGTAAGGAACTCCCATAGACACAACACTGACGTTATCAGAGTGCCGGTTGCTGTATGCCCGTCCGTTGTACGGAAGCTTGCACTTGGAGATGTTGTTCATAGAGCTGCGCTGGCCCTCAACAGGATTGATGCCGACGTAGATGTCATTGTCAATCTGATAGCCTTCCCACACCTCGTTGACCCAATACCATTCCGTGCGTTCGCCTGCTTCGCGGTCTGTGCGGTAGGTGTCATCTACCAATGACATCTGCTCTACCCCAAACTCATCGACGTAGTAGAGCACTCCAATCTTTCTGAAGCTCTTCCAACACACATGCATGACCTCGACAAAGCGGTCGTTGTCTCCGAAGTTGTCTTCGATGCGCTGCAAGAAGGGGATGGCAAAAGACCCTCCCCGGTTTCTGGTGTGGTCTTCGATTTGATCGATCTGCTGCTCAGACAAGAGATCGTAGAACTGATCAATGACCGCATTGCTGCTCATGAGCTGACGCCGCACAACCCAATCTCCGTCTTCGATGAAGTCTAGATCAGGGCTTTTAGAAAAGTCAATGTCCAGGGGACTTACGATGTCATACTCTACATCGTCCATGCACACGCCTTTATAGCTGTACACGTATCCACTGCAAAGCCAATCAAAGAATCCCTTCTGCAGCTTGTCTTCGATATCCAGGTTGTCCCTGAGATAGTTTAGGACTTGCTGACCTACGATAGCGCGAGAGTCTTGGTAGGTCGTATCGATGTACTCCTCCACTTGCGCAGGAGTCATAGCCTCTTCTGTAGGCTGACCTGTATTGACCCCTTGGGCATTTAGCTCATTGACAAACTGCTGCTGCAGGTGTTGCAGGATCAGCTTCTTCTGCTCTTGCTCCTTCTTACTGATTGCATCCTCGTTGGTGACGCTAACCATGTAGTTGTTCGGGCGGTTGGTCTTTTCGCCCAGGAGAAGATCCACAACAGGTTTGATGATGTTGTAGTTGCGCAGGCGTGCCGGAAAGTTCCGCTTCTGGTTGTGCTGAGTGTTGTATGGATTAGTGACGTAGTTGTAGTCACTCTCGTTCATGTGCCCGTTGTAGGCTTCATAGAACTGCAACAAATCATGCTTGCCAGTGGCAGAAAACGTGGATTCCTTGATGAATCCTTTGACCGAGTCGATTCCCCACTGCTTGGTTTTTTTGCGGCGGGAGATCTTTTGTTTTGGAATGTGATTGTGTGCCATCAGACAAATAGTTCACGGTTGAAAAACCCAGTCTCAACGGTCTCCGATTCTGGCTCTACAGGTTTGTCGTAGAGGTCCATCATGAAGAACATGCCAATCAATAGGGCCGACACACGGTCAAAGTTTCCGGTGTCGCTCCACTTGATTAGCTCATCGATTAAGGCGATATCGTAGATGTTGTGGAGGTTGAGCTTCCACTCCCCCTCAGCGTTTTTTGCGCGTTTTTCTCTCAGCCAATCCCTGAGGTACAGGACCGCTTGGCTCTTGCGTTGCTTAGATCCCATACTGAGACCATAGTTTCTTCCCAGGCTTTTTGCTTTAAATCCATTGGACCGATCAAAAAGCTCGACTTCCTCCATCAAGCGATGTAGGTTCTTGGTACGCTTAGCGTATGGAATGACCTCCCCCCGGTCGTTCTCAAATCCAATCTTGGCGTTGTAGTACTCGCTGAGCAGAAACAACGTCGAGTTGAAGTCATCCTGAGTCTCGGGCCTTCCAACGTAGGAGGCCACAATCATATCGTCAGGTTTGGAAAAGGGGTTGGGGCGCTTGAATACGTATGCCGATCCTAGCGAGTTGCCCGTAGAGGTATCGTGGGCATAAGGGTCATGGGCAATAAAGTATAGGTTGCCGGGGATGTTGCCTTCGGTGTCGCGATACGGGCTTTGGTATACGACTACGCACCCGGTGATGTCGTCTCCCTTTTGATGCGGGAACTTGGTTACTGGTCTGGCTTTTTCGCTAGGGCGGAACTTGATGCCCCCTTCAGACTCTATTAGAAACCCTGGTGTTCCTACGTTATCTAGCTTTTTGGATTGTACCAGCTTGCCTCGGTGCTCTACAAGAGCGGCAGTTGGGAACACATTGCTGCTAGTTTGGAGAAAAGCTTCTCTAGGCTTCCAAGGATATTCAGTAATGTGCTTATCAAATACTCTAGCATCTTTTGATTCAGACTTGATTCGTTCTCGGTGATTCTCTTCGTGAAACTTGGCTTTGTCGACTAGGCTGTTTCCATCCTTATCCATAAAGCCCACCTTGTTGCGGAACGAAGGAAAGAACCACCCACAATGAGTTCCTTCTCCGCCATCGTCCCAGACATTATTGACTGGAAGTAGGTTGTAGGGCGTAGGGTTGTAGAACATGCTCTCGAAGTCAATCGTGCCTCCGTCCATGTCTCCACCCGTACCGAAAATGATCATCTGGCCTGTCGTGATACCACCGTCTTCCACAGTGGGTCGCGTCGCCATGAACGTATTCTTAAGGTTCGCAAACGCTCCAGCCTCCTCAAATATGACCAACGTCGCATCCTTTCCACGCGCCGCATCTGGGTTGTCTTTAAAGGTGATCGCCTCGACCTCCGACTTGTAGCCTTTTTCAACGCCCTGCCCATTGATGTATTCCAGATATGATGCCTTCTTGTGGTTTTGCTTGTCGATTTGACTCCTGCGCTTGCCCCATCCCGTATACTCATTTAAGAAGTCCATGTTGGCTGCGGCCATGGTCATGATCCCCTTTGGATACAGGTATTTCTTGTCATGGGCACACAGCAGCGTATAGCTGTTGCGAACCGTGTTGTAGGTATTGGTGGTAATGGCTGCGTTCTTGTACGAGAAGCCTTTACGCCGGGCCTTGGAGACAATCAGATGCTGTCCCCCGTCCAGCCATCGGTCTTCGATATCGGTAGAGAGCTTTAGCGCCTCTAGCCTATTGCGGGTAATGCCGTTTCGAGCAATCTCCATAAGCCAGAAGTACTCATAGTCTCCATCCCAGAAGTGAGGGAATGCAATGCTTTTGCTTGCAGTAGATCCTTTGATTTGATCGGTAAGCTTGATCTGGCAGTAGTTTAGGTAGAAGTAGTGATGCCCAGTAATGTGCATGTCCCCTACGTTGTACCCGTTTCTACAACGGTCTAGCTCTTGAGTCCAATAGTTGTAAAACTCCTGACTTCCAGGTGGAGCATCGGTATACCAACCCTTCTCTAGGAAGTTCTTGGCTGGCTTACGGAAATACTCAGTGTTGGTCAGCATCAGTCCTCAAACATTCCGACCGTCCCTCCCCCGCGTAAACGAGAGTCTCCAGACTGTTCCTTTTTTACCCGATCCTCAAGCCCATTGATTACGTCTGTCATCTTGGGCAACCGCTCTGCCAGCTCCAAAAGCTTGGTCACACTCTTTACTGCTGCACCAACGGCATCGGATTCGTCATCCGAATCATCGGCTAAAAGCAGTTCAATCTTTCTGGTTAATGCGCCAATTGCCTTTTCCGCACTGGTCAAAGCCTGCCTAGTGGTGGTCAGGGTTTTGACAGCGGGAGTGGTTTGTAGTTCCTGGTATTTAGCAATAGCAGCGTTCATGCGTTTGGTCAACTTGAACTCCGCTGGGAGCCCCAAGT